CATAAATATACATAGTGTATTCGCAAGATTTTAGATAATAATTTTTGCCGTAAATATTATAGTGATGATAGCTGTTTTTGACTACATTATAATTCATATGATATAGAAAATTGCCCCAATGACAATCACCGTGAATAAATCCGAGATGATGAAAAGTAGATATAGATAACATTATCTGTATAAATACATTATATAGCACTCTATCATTTTTGAGGAACATTTTACTATTACAGAGCTGTTTCAAATCGCCTCGGGCGAGCTCATTTAATAAAACATAGTATTTCTTATTGAGAACGATATCTGGCAAATTTTTATTGGATATTTTGTCGCAGATAATAACTTTGTAAGTTAGAATGAAATGTCTTGATATCATATTTTTAATAACTTTTTCTGTTATTTTCAAGTTAATCTGTGCTTCAAACAGATTAACGCGGTTATTAATCATAATTTTTGAAGCAATAGGATATTTGCCGAATTCGTTTTTAATAGAGGCTATATAAATATACCCGTATTTGCTAATAGAACCAAATTTTTTTGTAAGAAATACTGTGTCGCCTATATTATATCCGTGAACATCGTTATTTTTTTTAGAATTGATAGCATATTCTTTTAGACACTGCTTGTTATTTATATCTTTTAATTTGTTAGTTATATGCTTATAATAGAATATCCTTTTGTCTAGATTATATTTGAGCGTTTTATCCTTAAAATATTTAAGTAATGCATCGGGAACTTTGATATCTACTTCTTTTCCATTATTTAAATCAAGATATTTGTTATTAATAGTATTTGAGAAATGGCTATATGCGGACATATTTTTAGTGTTAAATATGTGAGATTCTGCCATTATTATGTATATCTTCTATTTATAAAGCAATATTCTAATATAATATTATAATAGATTTAATGAATAACAGAGAAGAAAAAAGGCCTAATGCGGAGCCGTATATATTTATAATAGATTTGGATGGAACTATTATAGGCGATTGTAATTATCAATGTGATTTATATAATATTATTGAATTGGTAAAAAAATATAGGATGAAGGGATTAAACCAATATACTGCGCTGTGTAATAAATATTTGAATGAAAGTTATTCTGAGAAATCGCTGCTAGTGCGACCGCATTTTTTTACCTTTATAAATGCTATGAAAAAGCTGTATCCGTCAAGCTATTTTTATATTTATACGGCTTCTGAGAAAAAATGGGCGAACAAAGAGATAGCCATAATAGAGAAGCATAATAATTTTAAGTTTGACAGACCATTATTAACGCGCGACAATTGTATTATGGATAAATATGGCAATATCGTGAAATCTGTTACCAAGATACTGCCGTTAATTAGTAAGACCATCAAGATACCTAATAATTTTGATATTAGCAAGAGATTGTTAATAATAGATAATAACCCTACATTTATAGATTACACCGACAATCTATTAATATGCCCCTCATATAATTATATGAAGTTTTATGATTTACGCGAGACTTTGCCAAACTATAATAAATGCGATGAGTTGAAAAGTTATATTAACAGATTGGTAAAGGAACAGAGACTTGGTAAAATATCAAAGAAGCCTGAAAACTTAGAGAAGACATACAAATGGCTATATAAAAAATGCAAGAAAATTAATAAATACAATTCCAAATATGAAGGCGATACATTTTGGAAAGACCTCGCTGTGCTTATAAAGCATTACAATATTACCTCGTACAGCCCTAAAATAATAACCGAAATCCAAAAAACCATAACAAAAAAATTAGATTCCTAAGCGAATACTTACGATATAGTAAATAAGGATATGTTGATATAATAATGATATTAGGATATTAGGATATTAGGATATTAGGATTATGATATATGTTAGTTTTGATATTGGGGTTAAGAATCTAGCTCTATGTATATTAAGAAAGACGGAGATATTGGAGATATTGGAATGGCGTATCATAGAATTGGCTTCATCTAAGAAAGAGATTAAGGGAATTGATGATATATCTGAAAGAATTTATATTGAGATGGACAATATAATTGGTGGGTTAAAAAACAAGGGTATCAATATGATAGATTATGTATTGATAGAGAATCAGCCGTCTAATTTAAACGGTATTATGAAAACTATCCAGCATATCATCTATGGTTATTTTAGTTTAATTAAATATTGGGACAAGGAGGTGGGAAATGTTGTCCTTGTAAATGCATCATTAAAAACTAAAAACCACATCTATGTTATAAATATGGAAGCGAATGCAGCGAAGCCGGGAACGGGAACGGGAACGGGAACGGGAACGGGAACGGGCGATACGGTAGGAGAGGCGAGGAATAAGAAGGGATTTAGGAGGGATAAATATAAGAATAATAAGATGCTCAGTATTGAGTTGTGTCGCCAATATATTAGTGAGAACGAGCAATTACAGAAGAGATTTAATGAAAACAAGAAGAAGGATGATTTGAGCGACGCGTGTTTGCAAGCCGTATCCTATATTAGAAGTAATACAAAGGGTGATATTACTAATAAATATAATAAATTATATAGTAGTGGCATATGCTGTAATGAAGATAATGAAAAGGAAGAAGCGTCCTAAAATATTGGTAATAATGATGTATAGTAATCGCGCGTTGAATAATATAAGAAAGATGCGTTTTAAAAAATCTATGAAAAATGCGAGATTATGTTTTAGGGATTGGTACGATGAAGAAGGCATCGCCAAATTATTGAATAATCTTGATGATAAATTGGATGCTATTATAGTATCTGGTTCTGATTATCGCATAGTTGACAGAAGGTCTCCTAAGGTTCCTGAGATAATATTTAAGCACGCTAACAAGATACATATTTTGGCAATTTGCTACGGAATGCAATACATAGCTGTACGATTTGGGAAGTTCTCAAATGTCCGTGTAAGAGATGCGGGATATATTAGAAACTATGATAGGCCGTTAAAAATAAGGTATCCTTTTGATATTGTAAAGACAATATATAGGTATAATCATAATGATATTGTTATCAAAGTAGGAAAGAATATTGAGAATGTAATGAAAAGGAAAGATATGATAGATATATTATATCATAAGAAGAGGGATATATTGGGGATACAATTTCACCCCGAATATTATGTAAAATCTGGGAAATTATTTTTTGGCACTTGGTTATCCTGGCTATCTCGTAGAAATAGCTAATGCTAATATATGGAAACTTATTTTTATTAGAATGCGTATTAATAAACATTTAAAAATTATAATAGATATATAAACATTTGATACCCAAATAAATATATAATATGGCTTTACTATCAAATTTTAATAATAGAAATGATGATTTAATTGAATTGAATAGAGAAAGTTTCAATAAGCAACCTTTTAGTTTTAATATACCTGGAGGTGGTAAGCAGTCCAATATAGCTATTAACGAAGAATTATTTAACAGGAAAAAAATCAGCGATGATGTTATATCTATGTCTTCCGGTGGTTCTTCACGCGGAAGTTCATCTGGTGGTAAAAAGAGATATATGAAAAATATCGGCAATATATATCGCAATAAAGATAAGATTGGTAGAGGTTCGCGAATGGAAAGCGAGAGCGATAGTGATGTGAGTAAAAAGAGTTCAAGTCGCGACAAAATCAAGAAAATATATGATGATAATATTAGCGAAGCCAGTGGTGCTAGCGGTGGTAGCGATGAAAGCGACGAAAGCAGCGGAAGCAGCATAGGAAGTGATGGAAGTGATGGAAGTGATGGAAGTGGAAGCAGCGATGGAAGCGGAGTAAGCGGAGAAAGTAATGGAAGTGAAGATGGTCGTAGCGGCGGTGGCGGCGGCGGTAGCAAAAATAAGAATAAGTTTTTGAGTCCTAAGGAAATAATAAAGAACGAGATAAACGAAAAGAGAGAGATAATATATCAGCTAGACAGAATGGAATCTAAGGGATTTAAGATACCGTTCAAGTTCAATATGAACTCTGATATTGAAGAGATGAGGACAGAATATAACAGACTTATAAGAGAAAAGGAATTAGACGGAAGCGTAAGATTTCAGCAAAAAATGTTGATGGCATTTATCTCGGGGACTGAATATATTAACGGGCGATATGACCCGTTTTCTATTAAGCTGGATGGGTGGTCAGAACAGGTCAACGAAAATATCAACGACTATGATGATATTTTTGAGGAATTGCATTATAAATACAAGGCGACTGGCAAGAAGATGGCGCCCGAATTGAGGCTCTTTGTATCACTATCAGGGAGCGCATTTATGTTTCATTTAACGAGCAGAATGTTTAAAGAACAGCCGCTCCCCGATGTAGAGAATGTTCTCCGTTCTAATCCCGAATTAATGAAGCAGTTTCAAAATGCTGCGGCAAAACAATATGTGATGGGAAATGGTGCCCCACAACAAATGCCGCAAATGTCTCAAAATCGCGGGTCAAGCAATGATAATATGGGGTTATTTAATATGGTAAGTAATCTATTCGGCTCTTTAAATAGCGACCCTGTACCTTCAAATATGCCAGCATATGCGCAAAATATGAACGGACAAAACAGAGGCGGTGGTATGTCATCGCAGCCTAATGATACAAAACAATACGAAGACATAGATAATATAATTAAGAATGTTCATAGCAAGATATCAATTGATGATAGCGATAATAACATAGAGACTCTTTCAGTTAGCGACGAAGAGATTACTTCAATTATAGAGGATACAGCGGATATCCAGATATTAAAAGGACGAGGAAGACCCAAAAAAGGCACTCGCACATTAAATATATAAAATACCAGGGATATATTAAGGATATATTAAGGATATACTAGGGATATATTAAGGATATATTAAGGATATACTAGAGATATATTAAGGATATATTAAGGATATTATGAAAATAACAATTGTTTTTTTATTTGATATATTGATATATTGATATATTATGAATAAAAATAAGGGTATAACGAGGGTATAACCAGGGTATAACGAGGTTTAAATAAGGGTTAATTCAGTGCTATTTATCTATTTTTTCTTAGATTGGTTATTTTGTTAGCGGATTTTTTAACAAAGCTGCCGACTTCTTTAACGGATTTAACGATTCTATCGGGGGTGCTGCGTAGAGATTTCATCGGGTTGCGGATAGTGTCTTCTACTTCCTCTTCAAATACCTCTATCTTGGATAATAGGCTGCTTAGGGTGCTTAATAGGATAGGGATGATAATTATTGTGAATAAGAGGGTTAAGAAGAGGAAGAGGGATATCATAGTACCTATGGAGATGATATCGCGGCTTAAATCCTCAGAGCATTTGCATTTCTCGTTGGTTAAATATCTAACATAATCAAAGGCGTAGTATATGTATACGACGAACATTAAGAAGAATACGAAGGTAGCAATTGATAATAATTGGACTACGACGAATCCCATACTTTTAGCGATGCTTTTAAGCGATATAACCGAGGTTATTATGAAATAACCGAGGGCTATTACAGTGAAGTTCTTGATAAAATCCTTGTTAGGGTGTTCCGAACATTCACACCCCATATTCTCCAGCTTGTAAATATAACTGAGGATTATTAACAATAATATAGCAAAAATTGCTTGGATTATGGCACTACTATAAAAAGATAAGTTATTTTCACTCTCTTTCATTGTACTATTTCTTACTCTATACTATTATATAGAAATAATTTTTTTATAATTCAATAATATTATAAATAAAAAACTTAGTAGAATTATCCAAGTTTTTAATATTTATATTTTTAATTTTATCTATTATACAATTATATTTAGCGATAGCCAAGATTTTATATAATTGTTCCAGTAAAATATCTAGAATATATTTATAGATATCGGTATTATATACAATACTAACCACGTAATCTGCGATATTATTTAGCAATATTAGCAGTTCTTCGCGTTTATATTTAATCCATATCTTATTAATATTATTTATCCCGCGCTTCCACTTGGTATATTCGCAGTACATATCGTATTCGTCATTCAATACCAGAAGGTTGTTTTCGTATATATATCTAGGCGGATCCCATTCCTTATTGTTTATGTAATTATTCCAGAGCTTATCAAGCATCGCGCAGACATATTCCTTGTCAAATAGAGCGAGTATATTACTATATAATTCGTCGTCGCTCGTTTTAATATAATTCCATATAATCATAAAAATATCGTCCTTGTTATCATTATTATCATTTACAGCGATAATTTCCTTAATTTTCTCGTAGATACTGTCCTTGTTTTTAATACTTAGTTTATTTAAATTACCTATCAAACACCTTTTTAGCTCGGATTTCTTCGTAAAGTCGGGTATTATGATGTGAAATCTTGATTTAACCTTAGGCTTATTATACTTCTCTTTATTATTATATATTTTTTTTGCCCATATCATTTTGGGGTCATAATAAGAGTTGAAACACGAATATGTATTTTTAATATCCACGGCTTTATCCAAAATATTGCGCGGTACATCTATGGAATTATATATATCTCTAAATTGTTCTATACTAATCTTGATGATTTGTTCGTCCATTATAATTAGTTATTATAAATAATCTTATATATTGATTACACGGATTACAAGGATAATAATGATAATATACATAAGGCAAAAACAATAATAAATAATAAAGTATTAATGACGCGCGAAATAATTAATAGATTAGAGGAGCTATATTCAAACTATCTTGTATATAGAACTATAATTGTGTGCGATGATAATAGCCAGGACAAGTATGTCAATATACTTAGAGAGAATAATTATGATTGCTATGCTTTAAAAGATTATGACGCGGCGATAAATTATGATTCTCTGGATGTAAGGATATTTTTAATAGAGAAGGGGCATTTTATCAAGTTTATCAAGGGGTATATTGATAATAAGATTAGTGCAAATGCGGATACGGATATAGATACGGATACAGATATGCATAGATATGGGGCGTATTTTTATAATTCAATTATAATACAATTTGATAATGATAATGACTATGATATCATAGGAGAAACCGAGAGAATAAAGAGAGAGTACAAGGAAATATCTAATAATTATGATATTATTATCTAATAATAATTTAGAAGATTATACGAGTAGGATATTAATATGGCAGCAAAAAAGAGTTTTTTCGGAAGCGATATATTTATTATGATTTCAATAATATTCTTTTTATTATTGGCAATTGCCGTGTTATTCGCATATAATAAAAATAAAATAATGGAGACTTTTATGGGCGAATCGGCTGATAAAAAATACAGAATGGAGTATTATTATATGGACGGTTGCGGGCACTGCGAGGATTTCAGTAAATCCGGAGTATGGGATAAGCTTAATAGCGAATATGGGAATAAATTAGACTTTAAAAAGTATAATATGAAGGATTGCAAGGACAGATTAGATAAATATGAAATCTCTGGATATCCCACTATTATAATAATAGATAAGAGAGAATCTGAGAAAAAGTTAGAAGAATACAACGATGA